CAAAATTCTTACCCTGTGGATCGCCTCACCCGGGTCCAACCTCGGCCATGATTGCATTACCTTGCCCTCACAAGCGCGCCGTAGCTAAGGCAGGAGGTCACTGCATAGGGATATTCGTCCGCTGCCCCGATGCCCTTCTCGAAGGGAAGCCGGTTGTTATACCAGGCCGAGATGAGCAGAAGCATCCCATTCTTGATGCGCGCGCCAGGGCCTAGCCAGAACGGGTCCGTGCTTGAATAACCGCTGGTGAAGCGCAGCAGGATCGCCGACGAAGGCCATGGCGTGAAGATCGGCCAGGTGCTGTTGTATGGCGGTGCGACGATGGCCGGCTGCTTCGCGACGTCGACGATGTAATCGGTATCCCGCACCATCGTGGTGAGCGCCCCGTTTGAATCCTTGTATTGCAGCAGGTCGACAGAGATAGTGGGCGTGCGCATCTCCAGCCGGTAGGACGGCCAATAATCCATGCTCAGGTCCCACTGCTTGCGGACCAAGTCACGGCCCTGCAGAATCTCTGCCTGCTCCCGCGCACCTGAAATGAACATGTTGATCTGATCATCCTCGGCGGAATCCGGCGGATCGCGAAGCGGGACTTTCAGGTAGCTCTTGACTAGGTCGGCAGTCAATGGCTCGGTGAATGATTGTTGCGGCGAAGCATCGGTGAGATTGAGGCTGCCATAAGCGACAAGCGCCCCGTACAAACCGAGGTTGCCGTAAGTTCCATAAGGGCCCACCCCGCCGAACGGATACCAGCTGCTCATAGTGGCTGCACCTCAAGTGGTCCTGCCCAGCGGAACGAAGAACTTGCGGGGAACAGGTCTCCTACAACGAAGTGCCTATAGCCGTCTTCGAGCGTGTTATTTGGGTCGATTCGGTTGTAAAACTCATACTTCCGAATCCTGTCCTCCCGGTGCAGGTAGCCGTAATGCAGAAGGCGCACCGGCAAGGGCTGGATTCTGTCGAGCAACTGAGCAGGTGCCGACGAGCAGTGAAAGTTGCCGCCATTCGCCGTGCGCATGAACGTCAAGTTGCGAGCCGTCAGCATGAATATCGATGGCCTCCGGAACTCTTTGTACCAGCGATCCACTCGAATCTGATCCTCTTTATCCCACAGGTAGACGATGTGCATGGAGCCGCACACAATGCCGTCAGTTATTGCTTTCTGGAGCGCCGGCATATCGCGCGAGTCAAGCTCCTCATCGCCGTCCAGGCAGAGAACGTGGTCGCCAATTTGCGCGCCTGCGGCCCATACCTGCTGGAGCAACCAGTCTTTATCCTGGCCCTCATGGATAAACCCGCGCGCGCTGAATGGCGTCGGCAGAACTATCGCACCATGCGCCGCCGCGACCTCTCGCGTGTCGTCCGTGGAGTCGTCATCCATCACCAGGATCTGACAGCACACAGGCTTGAGCGCATCGATGACTCGGCCAATCCAGCGGCCCTCGTTCTTCACGCGGAGCATTCCGTAGGTCATTTTTAGTTGTGCACCCAGAGATACCCCGGCGCTTTGGTATGGGAGACGCCGGTTTTGATGAGAGCTTCGATAAACAATCCGTCGGCAGCGCGACTCATGCCTGCAGGACCGGCAAAGCCGGTGAACTTCTCGCGCTTGATCAGGAATCCGCCTTTGTCGATCCATCCACAGACCAGTGCTGTTTCCATCGGTGCATAGTTGATTCCGTGCCCGTCGTAGATGCAATCGCAGTAGATCAGGTCCGCTGGGCCAGCCTTGAGCATCGCTTCGAGGAAGCGCGGTGCGTAATAGCCATCATCGGATGGGAAGCATAGATATTCCCCAAGAGCCTGCGCGGCACCCAGGTTTGCTGAGAAGTAGCAGTCTGCCTGCTTGGCCTCGATGTATTGGAACCGCTCATCGCCGGTCGCTGTGACTGCACAGAAATTCTGGACTGCGCCGTCGCCGGTCGCGTTGTCCGTAATCAGCACCTCAAAGTCGGGACATGTCTGCAAACGAAGGCTGCGCAGTAACAGATCTAGATGCGCCGGTCGGTCGAATGCTGAGACGATGAAGGAACATTTCATAGTGTCCAGTTATCGGCCCCGTACTTTTGTTTGAATATCTCCGCGTTCTGAGTCAGGTTCGCCGGAGTTCTCGGGTCGCCGCGGAACGTTGACCTCAGCGAGCCGTGATCGACGAAGCAACCGTCGTAGATTCCAATCTTTAGCCCAGCGCGGCGAACGCGCAGGCAGTAAGAATCATCATCGTATCCGTAGCCGATGAACTCTTCGTCCAGCAACCCAACGCGCTCAATTGTTCCACGTGGAATAAATACGCACACGAAACAAACCATTCTTGGCTCTTTGCGAAGGCCAATCCCTTGCGGCATCTGATTCGTATTGCCAACTACGTTTGTTACCGCCGCGATGAGCCCGAATTGCGGGTTATCTCTCGCGGCTTCCTGCATCGCCTTGAAGCCGCCCGGCGTCTGGAGGATGGCGTCATCGTTCAGCAGAACAACGTCATTGTCCCCGGCAGACCGTATGCCGATGTTGCAGTTGCGCGCATAGACGAAGGGCATCTCCACCTCGCGCACGCGATAGTCAGAGGTTGGCGGCAGCCATTCGTTTCCGTTGCTGCGGTCCCAGACCACAATCGTGTCGCAGCCACCCTCGTGACGGGCCACGGCTTGAGTACATGGCGTCAGATTAGACAGGGTGCGGCTGGGGATGATGACGGAGAGGCCGTTCATTTTGCTTTTGGCTTCCGCGCACGTCGGTTGGCAATGGCCTTTACGGAAGCTTGAGCCGATAGGGTTGCGAAGTCTGCCATAGCCCGTTTCACTACCTGCTCGACTCGCTCCATTTCCTTCATGAAATCCTGAGTGTCAGCCTCAACGCGAACAGTGAGCGTACCCACGTTGGTTGTGGTCGGCTTTACCGAAGGGTCAATCAGGTCCGCCCACTTGCGGAGTATCTGTGCCAGCTTAGCTTTCATCGGAGGGGCCTTTCGATTCGAGGTCGATGCTGAGCGTTTCGCCAGTCCGTGGCAGCTTCAGCACAGTCGTGCGCACGATTTGCTTCGCCTCTTCTGGATTCTCGATGAGGGCGTCGGCTATTTGGCGAAATTGCTCTTCAGTGACGTTGCATTCCAACGTCATGCGGATCACCTCGTCATACTTGGCGGTGAGCGAGAACTTTGTGCATTCCCACGGAATTATGCCAGCCTCAATAAGGCGTTTCACGATGGGGGAGTTGCCTGCTACGTATCGCTTCATAACGGTTTCCAGTTGTCGCCCATGCATCGAGGGCTCGTGTTGCCGGGGTGGATGGTTGCGTACATCAACTCGCCCGCGTCGACGGTTACAAGCTGCTTGGCCGCGCTTGCGACCGAGACGAACATGTTGTCCTCGCCGATGTTCTTTGCTTCAAAAGGGTGTTTGTCCCACCACTCACGCCGGTAGCAGAGCGAGGTGCCGAGAGCATAGTTTGGTGTGCCTTCGTACTTCCACCACTTCGCGCCGTCAGTGAACCGCATGGAGTGATACCCGCTGACGGCCAGGTTGCCCATACGACCGATCTGATCGGCAAGCCTTCCCGGGGCGCTCCAGTCATCGTCGTCCCAGTGGCAAACGACCTCGCCCAGAGCCTGGCTGCAGCCGAAGTTGCGCTTCTCTCCGATGTTGCGTTGCTCGGCCAGATGTATCAGCCGGATTCGGTCATCGGCGGGAACGAGATCCCGAACGTCCTCCCCGTCGGACAGAATCAGCAGCTCGCGATGTGGATACGTTTGAGTATGGAAGCAGGCTATCGCTTTCGGAAGCCACGTCCGCCGATTGCGCGTTAGGCACAGTGCGGTCACGAAACGGTTGCCGCGGGCCCACCTCGGGAGCTTCCGGAACGATGATCTTGGTCTCGTATTCCACGCGGGGCGGAGTGGCATGGCGTACCATGCCGGACTTCAGAAGTTCATCGGCTTTTTCGTCGCCCGGATCAAATTCTTGATCAGGACCAACAACTCCATAATCGCCGCGGAGTTGGCTGTTTGCGATTACCTTCATGTATATTTGTCCTTGCGGCCAGGTGCACACTTCGGTGGCTTCCTGCCAAAAGGTCACTCTCTTTATGGGGTGGCCTTTTCAATTTGCAATTGGGTGAAAAGAGAGGGGCACCGCCGACTTGCAGCGGTGCCCCGTCAGGTTACTAAGGCAATTCTATGGAGAGGTCGTGAAGGTGCCAGAGACGAACGAAGCGGTGCGCTTGGTGACGAGCGCCAGCCTCTTCTCCGCGCGAATCGCGACGAGGTTGCGGGTGAAGTAATCGCTATGTTCGGTCGACACCTCGATCTGCATGTCCATCCGATCACGAATCTCTGCAGCCACCGGAGAACCACTGCCGACCAGGAACGTCCCCGCAGCGATCGACGTGGTCGGAACCACATCAAGCCCGAAGATGTTTGGCCGCACAGCGATCTGCGGGTCTCCCAGGATGTACCGTCCGAAACCGTCCTTGGTCAACCGGATGTCCCACCAGTCGTTGGTGTGCATCACGGCAAACGTCGGCTCGATTTCCTTCGACTGGTTGATCTGCTTGATCGCCGTCGCAATCACATCGATCTTGTTCCATCCGTGTGCGGCGGAGGGAAGAAGACCAGTGCTGAATGCGGCAGCCTGCGGGATGAGCCCATGCAGATTCTCGCCCGTGTTGTCGCCGGATAGCAACTGGAGCTCTTCTTCGAGGTTCACGTAGTACGGCATTGTGCTCATGATGAAGCTCATCAGTTCGGTGAAGTCGTCCAACACCTGCCGAGTTGCCGGAATCCAGGTCGCCAGCAAGCGAACCTTCTCGCTTACCGAGGTGAAGGTCAGGCTGTTTTCCGGCTTGACGCTCGCTTCCGCTACCGGCGAAGCGATCGCCATCGGGTTCGAGACCTTCACGAAGTCAACGACTTGCATTGTGGTGGGCCTAGCGTTGAGCAGGTCCCGGATTTTCAGCGTCTGCCGAGCTTCCGGCGTGATCCCCGGAATGCGATCGATCTGCAGCACGCCAGTCGTGGCCACGCCTACAGGATTGAGCGTATCCGTTCCGGCGGAACCGGACGTGATGCCGCTGATGATCGTCTTGCGCTCCATCAACTCCGCGATTTCGCTGCCCTTGATCTGGATTACAGCCTTGCCGCTGCGATCCTTCAATAGCCGCTGGATGCTCTCGTTTTCGCGGAAGCTCTTGACTAGCGTCGGGCCCTGTCCCTGGTCAGAAACATGCTTCTGAGCCAGCTTTACATCCAGTGCGTCGACCTGGGTCTGCAACTTGGTGATTGTTTCCTTGGTCTCAACGAGCATGGTGCCGGTGGCCTTCTGTTCCTCGGCAGCCTTGTCGAAATGGGTTTTGAGCTCGGTCTGCAGCGCAGTGAGCTGGTCTTTGATTTCCATGGTGTTCTTCCTTTTGGATCGGGATTTTTCCGTTATTTCGCTTTCGGAATCAGCGACCTCAGACCAGTGAGGATTTCTGCGGCTGCCGAGTGGTCTTCAACCGGCTCGGTTTTAGTTTCCGTCGCGGCTCCCGATTTCAAAGTGTCGTCGCCCGAATCATCCGCTGGATTCTCCGGGTCATCGTCGGCTTCGTCATCGAATAGTGCGGTGAAAATATCGTCTGCGCTCTTCACGTGTTCGTGAGCCTCTTTCATGCTCTTCAACGTGGCAGCGCTAAATTTTTTGCCTTCCTTCAGCTCCATAGGAGCGACGAGGCCCTTGGCTTTGCGGCTGAGTGCCGCGCCGAAGTTCTTCTCTTCCATCCGCAACTTGCCCATCAACTCCATGTCGCCATATTCCGCAGCGAGCCAGTCGAGATATTGCGGAAGGTATTCCATGAATACCGCGGAGAACTGCTCGATGATCGTCTGCGCCGCGGTGACCTTGTCATCTCTGGTGATGCCGCTCGCCCAGACAACGCTACCGAGGGCCTGGAACAGAGCGCATCGCATCTGCCAGCCGGCGTCCTGCAACTGAACCTCGGCGAGCTCGGTGTTGAAATCGTCCTTCGTTTCAGATCCACCCATGCTCTTTATTGATGTCACCATGGCCGACTCGTTCATCGGGAATGTGACAATAGAACCTTCCCAAAGCCGGATCTCTTTGAGCTGGCGCACGCCATTTTCAACAGAGTCCTTGATGGTGTCGAAGCCGATCGACATGCCCTTGATAATTCTCATTTTCAGAAGCAGATAAGCCTTCTTCGCCGTGGGCAATTCCATAACCAGCTGACCCTTGACGTTGAGCCCTGTTGGCAAATCGACCAGCGTTAGCGAGCCTATCGGCTCATCGGATTTGTGCTGCCAAAGGAGAGGAATCTCTGAGCCGCGATCTTTGATGGTCTTCGTAAATGCGCCCGGCAGAATCGAGTCGCCGCCGAGATCGACGTTGTTGTAGGAAGCGAGAACACCCTCAAAGCTGCCATCTTCTTGGAGTGCCTTGATTTCGATCGATACCCGTTGCTTTGCTGGCATGTTCGGTTCCTTTCGTTTACTCGCTGATGCGCACGAGCGAGGAAGGCTGGCTTGCTGCAGGAGTCCCATTGGTCGCCGGGACTTGCTGCATGTTGAGTTGAATGTGGTGGCCATCGCCACCCTTGAACGGGTTCATATCCTCGAGGTCGCGCACCTCGTTGTCGCTCGCGATACCGTTCTGCAGCATGATCGAGTAGCCCTGCATACGGGTCAGGAAGTCGCCGCGGAGGAGTTCGTTCGTGTTGTGCTTGAAGTAATAGCCCTGCGCCTTCTCCTCGGGAGTCAGGACACAACGCCACATGTCTTGTTCCCAGCGCGTGAACCACGGCTGCATCGTCACTTTCACGAACTCGAGCGCCAACTGCTCGATGTTGCTGAATGTCGCGCGGCTTAGATCGCCGACGAGGTGCGGGCTGACCAGGAACCAGCGGCAGATCTCGTGGATGTCGAAGAGTCTCGTCTCCAGCATCTGCGAGTCGACGGCGCTGAGACCGATCTGCTTGTAGGTCATGTTGGGATCAAGCATCGGCACCTTGTGCGGCTCCGCATAGGTTTTTTCAAAATCAGCACGAAACTTATCGAACTCTTGATCCGTTGCAAACTTCTTTGCCATCTCAATGAGAAAAGGAACGCGCCCGCCGTTGGCATAGAAGCGTGCTACGTTGCGCTCTACCGACAGCGACGTGCCGATGGATTGCCGCGCCATCGTGATAACCGAGTAGCCGCGGAGACCGTCCCACCCAATGCCGCGGATGTGGAGGATGTCCTGGGGCTTGCCAGGCGTTACGGTGTAGGTCGTCTCATTGTTACCGGCGACGCCGCCCAGACCGTGCTTGATGATGTAGACCAGGCGCCGCTGGCCCGTCTTCTCGCGATCGACGCGTACCTGCCCAGGATCGATCGCATGCAACTCTACGGCAGTTCCCGTTCCGCTCCGGCGGATGATTTGCGCATACCCGTTGCCCTGCAGTGCACAGTGGGACGTCCGCGTCTCCTGGAAGCTCATGGCCGACATTTCATCGTTCGGAGCATTCTGGAGTGCGTTGAACATCGGCTTGTCGTCCGCAAGCCTCTTCGCTCCGTTCTTCCGCTGGAGCATCACCAGAGGCGTGGCACCCTGAGTCTCGCTGATGATCCGGTTGCAGGCCCACACGACGGAATGGTTGAGCGCAGTCTCGAGCGATACCGGTTCG